TGCTCAAGGTCTTGGAGTGCTTTGCCGTCTAGTTCAACGTTTTGGGTGAAGATGTTGAACCGCAAGCGATCCGACATTTGCTGTTGAACCAGTTGGATCAGTTCATCGGTTTCGAGCTTGATTGCCTTAGATCCGGTGCCGACTGTTTGTGCTTTTGGGTTGTTTGGACCCAGCGCAGATTTAAGGGCCTTGATTGCTAGGTCGCGGGGTGGGATGCCACCAGCTAGATGGAACAGGGTGCCAAGGCCAACGCCGCCGGAGTCGGATTTGAAGGATTTCCATTTGGCCTCGCACTCGCCGGCCTTGTATTTGCCAGACGCTGCAGACCACTGGCACCAGTCGGCCAGTAGGGCATCGTCTCCGACGCTGTGCAGGGCCATTCCAACCTTGACCCACTCGTCGTAGTCGTCAGTAAGTGAGCTGGGGATATTGGCGAGGTATTGGCGAGCGCGGTCGGCGTCTTCGATTGGATTGGCCGCGGCCAACAGTGGCGGGGTTTCGATCGGGCGCTGCATTTGCTGCAGCAGCACCGAAGGGGCATCAGCGATGGGCAGATCAGAGGGTGAGCGATCTTTTAGCCAGCGATAAGCGCCAGTTATGGGGTGCTTGCCGATGACAACAGATTGGCAACCAGTCCATCGCAGTTCGAGCTGTTCGCCTTTGATGTCGGATTTGAGTTTGGTCGTTTTGATCTGGTCCCAGAAGGGTTCAGGGACGCGGTAGATGATTTGCAGGCGCCCATCACGGCCTGAGGTGACCGCCCATGACTTGGGCAGTTCGCGGAGAGATGTGCCGAGGGACTGGAGCACATCAGAGGCGCCGAGGCCGTCGTGATCAACGAATAGAAGGCCGCCGGACGGTGGGCCGGCCAGAACGCCAACGGCTACGGCGCGACCTGCTGCTAGTTCGGTTTCAATGCCGCGCTTGTTTAGGGGATGTTTCTGCCACTCGGGTTGATAAGGGCGCTTGTCGTTCCCAACGGCGACGAGAGCCCAGGAATCTGGGAGGGATGAGAGCTGATCGAGTAGGGCAGGCATCTAACGGCATGGGAGCGGCCGTCAGAGTGTGCGCGAGGTCAGCAAGGTTGGCAAGTTATCCCAAGATTTCGTTTGCGTCTCGCACTGAGCGGGCGATACCTGCAATACCTCCGAGCGAGCGGACCATGTTGAGCCAGTTTTGCTGTTCGGCTGTTGGGCGGCCTTTTGGCGTCTTGACTTCAATGGAGGTAAAGACGGCGACCTGTTGGCCCACCATGTCGGGCGTGATGGTGACGGTGCGCAGGCCGATCAGGTCTGCGGAACCACGCGCAAGGCCGAATTGCACGGGCCTGCCGGTGCGTGGATCTGGAAGGGTGCCTGTGTTGTTGCGGAACAGGCGCAAGTCGGGGCGTGTGCCTAGTGCTAGGCGTATCTGCTGCTGGAGGGTGGTCTCATCGTTTGCCACGCGATGCGTAGACCTTGTATGCCCATCCAGGAGAATAACCGCGCTCTTTGGCTAAGGCGAGGAGTGATTGCAGTGTGCGGGCTTGGCCTTGCTCGCGTCTATGTGATGTTCTCTCAGCTATGCGCTGCCTGACGGATTCGCGGTGCAGTTCTTGCAGCTCACCATCGACTTGAGCCATGCCGCGTTTTGCTTTAGGCGCGCAGTCAGCACCACAGACCGGACAGGTTGGCTGCGGCTTAAACGCTGCATAGCAGCTGGGGCAGGTGCGCACGGTTGGCGCTGCGGTGGTGGCCCTGCTACGGCGCAGCCCATCAGCCAGCGACCATGCGCGGGCGTCGTCCGGGAAGCCATGGCGCATGACGTTGCCGACGTGATCCAAAATCAGCGCTTTGCTGCCATCGGGCTTGGGCCTAAGTACCCGCCCAACTTGCTGCAAGTAAAGCGATTCAGATTTCGTGGGCCGCAGCAGGATTGCGACCGATGCGCCTGGGCAGTCGAAACCTTCACTGACCACATCGACAGTGACCAGCACTTGCAAGCGACCTGAGGCCAGGTTGGCCACCAGATGGTCTCGTTCTTCGGGCTTGTTTGTGCCAAGCAATGTGGCGGCGTTGATTCCTGCTGCTTGGAACTGAGCGGCAACTGATGCGGCGTGCTTGGTATTGCAGCAAAAGGCGATCGCGGGCTGGCTTGCTGCGAGTCGTTGGTAGTGGCCTACAGCGTCGCCGGTAACGGTGGGCCGATCCATTGCGTCGGCTGCCTCATCGGTGGCGTAATCACCTGCTCGCGTAAGGAGCTTGCCGAGGTCTGCGATCACTGGCGGCGCGTAGATCCGGGCTTCAGCTAAATAGCCCGAGCTGGTGAGATCAGCGACGGATGGACCTAGGACCAGAGCGTCAAAGGCATTGCCTAGGCCGCGGCCATCTAGCCGGCATGGGGTGGCGGATACTCCGAGTCGAAACGCCTGCGGCCAATGGTCCAAGATTCGGCCCCATGTGTTGCCACTGACGGCGTGATGGGCCTCATCAATGATGATCAGCGCCGGTTGCCAGTCAATGCGCGAGAGACGCCGGACTAGGGTCTGCACTGAGGCCACTTGGACCTGATCGCTGGTGAACGGCAAACCAGCCGCGATAGTTCCGTGCTGCAGACCTACGTCGCGGAGCTTGGCCGATGCTTGGCGCAGCAGTTCGCGGCGGTGCACCAGGATGAGCACGTTGAGGCCCTTGGCTGCTGTTGCTTGAGCAATGGCAGTGAAGATGACCGTTTTGCCGCCACCGGTTGGTAGGCATAGAAGGGGCGAACGGCTACCAGAGCGGTAGGCGTGGCGGAGATCACCGATTGCGCGGTTCTGATATGGCCGCAGCTGCACAGGGTTGCATTGCATGGCAACAGGCTATAGCCTGCCGCAAGTTGCCACAAGTCATGGACAACGCGCAATATCACGCGCATCCTGCGATCAGCAAAAGCCACCTCGACAAAATCGCCCGCAGCCCGCTGCACTACTGGGCGCGGTATGTGGACCCAAAGCGAGTCACGCCAGAGCCGACACCATCCATGCGGCTTGGCAGTGCGTTCCACACGCACACTCTTGAGCTAAGCAAATGGGATGATGAGTGGGCCGTGGCTCCGGCTGGCATTGACCGGCGAACCAAAGCAGGCAAGGAAGCCTGGGCGGAGTTCCAAGCGGTCGCACAAGGCAAGCAGGCGCTAACCGCCGAGGAAGGCGAAAAAGTCCAGCACATGGGCCGAGCGGTGTGGAAGCACCCAGCGGCGGCAATGCTGCTGACCATGAACGGCGAGCCTGAGACCACGCACATGTGGCGTGATGCTGCCACTGGCCTCCAGTGCAAATGCAGGCCGGACTGGCTCAGTGACGATGGCAAGATCGCCATTGATCTGAAGAGCACCCGCGACGCCAGCCCGCGTGGGTTCAGGCAAAGCGTGATGACCTACCGCTATGGGGTGCAGGCCGCTTGGTATCTGCACGGTATTGAGCAGGCCACAGGCGTCAGGCCTGAGGCGTTCATCTTTATTGCGGTTGAAACCGAAGCGCCATATGGCGTCGGGGTCTACGCCGCAGACGATGAGCTGATCGAACACGGTTGGCGACTATGCCAGCGCGATCTGCAGAAGATTGCCGACTGCCGCGAGGCCGACAAATGGCCGAGCTACAGCGACGCAATCGAAACGCTCACCCTGCCCGACTGGGCAAAGAAGGGTGGCGCGGCGCCACAAACCACCGATGAAATCGAAGGATTCTGATGGATCAGCAATCAGCACTAACAACCACCAGCTCGGGCAATGTGTTCGGCGGGATCCAAGCGTTTGAAGATGCGCAGCGGATTGCTAAGGCGCTAGCTAGCAGCAGCTTGGTTCCGCAGCAGTTCCAGGGTCAGCAGGGCTTGGCCAATACGTTGGTGGCGATGGAAATCGCAAACCGCATGGGCCTGTCATGCCTGCAGGTTATGCAAAATCTGCATATCATCCATGGCCGCCCTAGCTGGTCCAGCCAGTTCATCATTGCCCTGATCAACGGCTGCGGCCGCTTTGAGCCGCTGCGGTACGAAATGACGGGCAAAGGCGATGACTTGGCCTGCTATGCCGTGGCAAAGGAAAAAGCCAGCGGCAAGGATTTGACTGGTCCCACCGTCAGCATGGCGATGGCCAAACGAGAGGGTTGGGCTACCAAATCCGGATCAAAGTGGGCAAACATGCCAGAGCTGATGATCCGCTACAGGGCCGCAGCGTTCTGGGGCCGGTTGTATATCCCTGAGCTGCTGGTGGGCATCACTCACACGCAAGAGGAAGCCATCGACATTGAAGAGGTGACCGTCACCTCGCCAGTGTCTGATCTCAACGCCAAGGTGGCGGAACAACCCAAGCCGGAGGAAGATGAACTCTTCTGAGTATTTGACAGCAACTCAGCTCGCCAAGCGTTGGGGGTTGCACCCTGACACGCTGATGCGCTGGCGAAAGGCTGAGAAGGGGCCGGCGTATTTCAAGACGCCCGGCGTTGTGCTCTACCCATTGGCCGAGGTGGAGCAATACGAAAAGGCCAACACCATCACCCACAACGAACCATGAGCTTCAAGCTGAACCTAAGCATCTTCAAGAGCACAAAGCCCGACAGCAAGATTGATTTTTCCGGGATGATGAACATCAAGGTGGAAGAGCTGGACGCGCTCTGCCGCTTTGTGATGAGCCAAACCCCGGATCAATACGGCTCGGTCCAGGTGCCGATCAGCGGCTGGAAAAAACAGGCCAAGTCGGGTTTGAACTACATCAGCGCAGTGGGCCAGCCTCCCCGCGACTGGGTTGATCCTGGCGACGCACTGCAGAAGGCCACCAACAGCATCGCCGCGGCCTTTGACGGCCAAGTGGTTGAGGCTGACGGCGACATGTTCTGATCACATCAGCTGGCACTCAAGCCGAGCAATTTCGTTGACGGCCTGTTGGAGCAGCTGCTGCTGGTAGCAGCACTGTTTCAACAGCGCCGCGGCAAACACGCCCGCGTCGTCGCTTTCAAGCAAGCTGCGGGCTTGTTTTTCGATTTCAAATTTTTGCTCGGTGGATAGGTCCACCTGCATCCACTCTCCAAAATTCATGGTATGAGCGCGGACAACTCCCACGCTACCGACATTGCGACAGTCTGTAGCGAACTGCGGGTAGACGTTGCAGGTTGTGGGTGGGTGCGGCATCATTTGCACGTCTACCGACCTTCGACATGTCCGCCAAACTCGGCAACCTGCTTTGTTTTGTCATCGCCGCCAGTGCTTTCGCAATGATCGGCCTTGACGCCACTGCCCACCATGGCTCCACCCATTCAGGCACTCAGGAGTATGTCCGCCATGACTAAGCGCTCCTATTACTTCTACATAGAGAGCGCAGCGGTGCGCGAGTGCATCCGTGCTGAGAATTTCCAGCAGGCCAAGGCTGAGGCTTTCGACGGCTGGATTCAGTACTGGGACGAAATCCGCTGGCTTAACCCCGACAAAGACAACCACCTGATCACAAATGGCTGAAATCAATGGCGCACTGCTGCAATGGGCTGACACTCCAGAGGGTTGCTACGGCGAAGGCGTCAGCCGGCCAAAAGCTGGCAGCCGTACCAAGGAATATCGGCTGATCGTCTACCCAAAAGGCGCTAGGCCGCTCACATGGATCACGCGCGCCGAAAACAAGGCCGCGGCCATCAAATACGCCAAAAACCGCTGGCCATCTTGTGAAGTGGAGGTTGCCTGATGCCACGCAGCAATCGTTACGCCGCAATCGCCGCTGTTCGCCGTGGCGACTGGCAAGCAGTTACTGATGACACCCTTGATTCGTTATCTGCAGACCAGTTGCAAAAACTTTCGTCGGAAATGGGGAGGCGCAAGGCTCCTGCTTGGCTTATACAGCGAGTCGCAGACGAAAGAAAACGGGCGGAAATTTATGAAATGCACGCCTTGGAAATGAAGCAATGACCGACCCAGCCCGAGCCAGGCTTTACAGGCTGCTGGAAGGCAGCAACACTTTCAAGGCTGGCCAGTGTTCTGAACGCGACCGCCTGCGCCTGCTGATCGACGTGCGCGTGGACCAACTACGCGGCACACATGGCATCCGCAACCGCGAGCAGCTTTGCGCTGAACTTCACCGTCTAAAAAATCTGATCGAGCCATGACTGAGCAACAATTGGACCAGCAGCGCGCCGACTTTATGGAGTCGCTTTACAGGCGCAGCGGCCGCGATGAGCTGCCCGTTGGCGATCCACGCCGCAAGACCTACACGGGTCTGTGGGATGAGTTTTGTGCTGACATTGCGGCCAACTTCCGCGACACGGACTACCCAGAACTATTGGGCAAGGTAGTCAAAGCCATGGATGCCACTGAGTCAGTGATGACTCAAAAGCAGGCCCAGCAGGCCATTCAGGTTTGCCGCGCTCAGCTGCTTGGCAAATGGGCGTAAGACCACGGCCCCGCAACCGGACCCTAAATATCCGGGTGACGGATGAAGAGATCGAACTGGCCCGCCAAATTGGCAACGGCAACGCAAGCCACGGTTATCGCTTGGCTATCCGCTGGATGGCTGAGCGTTCAATTCGCGGCATCCCACTGAGCACAATGTTGCGTGCTGCTGCTGAAATGGCGGCTGAACTTGAACAGCGACCGAAACGTGGAGCACCAGTCACTACAAGACCAAGTTAATCACCCGGCCCATTACACCCGCGGGCCGATTGAGGTGATTGAGATCATCGAAAGCAGTATTCAGGATGCGCCAGACATGCCCACAGCGTTTTGCCACGGCTCAGCAATTAAATATCTGCTGCGGCTGTGGCTTAAGGGCGACCCTTTA